GTCACACACACTGCTATAGTACAGACAGTCTGCTGGGGTTTGACCCCAGGGTTTTTAAACCAGCGACTGATTATTAATTGAAACTCTACCCACAATCTTTTGTCGTTATAGTGACACCTATGAATACCGATATGTCCGTATTGTATATATAATAACAGTGACCTTCATCACAATTAATAAATAATTGTGCAGATTCTGTTCGTTATAGCAGTTTGAACGGATTATATATAGTAGAGCAGTAAATATCATTTACTGCGGTATTCGCAGGCTTTTATATAGCCTGCTCATACCGTTACAGTAACTGTACAGACAGACAGTTGAATAGGGGATAGGACTACCCTAGCAAAGGTGAGATATGACATTCAAGGCGGGCGAGGAACACTTTAAAGTTAAAGCCCTAGCGGATGCCAAGGCCAAGGTACTCGAGCTAGTCGAGCAAGGTAACACCACTCACCAGGCAATGGTTGCCGTAGGCAAGAAGCCAGATACCGTCCGTCAGTGGATGCTGCGTGACTCCGAGTTCGCAAAGGCTTTAGCCGAAGCGAAGGAGCGAGGCGAGGCAACCTCGTTGCAGAGCATCGGTAAGGACAAAGAAGACCTATCGTTCTCAGAATTCTCAAAAATTTTTTTAAAGCAGGAAGTCTTCCCCCATCATCAGGATTGGGTTGACCTACTAGAAGGTAAGGAGCCGTCATGGCTTCACCCTTCAATGATCTATGAGCCAAGCGAGAAAACTCGTCTATTGGTGAACGTGCCTCCGGAGCATGCCAAGTCTACGGTCATCACGGTTAACTACAGTACGTATCGTATCGCCCTTGACCCTAACGTTCGAATCATTATAGTTTCGAAAACCTTAGTCAAGGCACGTGAATTCGTGTACGCAATCAAGCAGCGTCTGTCTCATCCGAGATGGCTACCTATGCAAAACGCTTACGCCCCGGAAGGGGGTTGGAAGCAAGACGCAGACACTTGGCGAACTGACACGGTTTATCTCGGGGGCGATGCGCGTAACTCAAGCGAAAAAGATCCTACCCTTCAAGCTCTCGGCATGGGTGGTCAGATCTACGGAGCACGTGCAGATCTGATTATCCTTGACGACTGTATTACTACAGCCAACGCCCATGAGTGGGAAAAACAAATCAACTGGCTACAAAAAGAAGTAATCACTCGTCTTGGTAAAAACGGAAAGCTACTAGTAGTAGGGACGCGAATAGCAGCTAATGATCTTTATAAAGAGCTTCGTAATCCTAAGCATTGGTCTGGTGGCAAGTCCCCTTTTAGTTATATGGGTATGCCTGCCGTACTTAATTATGCTCCCGATACTAAGGACTGGACTACGCTTTGGCCAGAGTCTGATATACCTTGGGACGGGGATGAAGATGTTCCAGCGAACGAAAAAGGTTACTACCCTAAATGGGACGGCCCCGCGCTCTTTAAACGTAGGTCGGAAGTTACACCTAGCACATGGGCTTTGGTCTATCAGCAAGAGGACATCACCGAAGATTCAGTCTTCCCGCCAGGTGTGGTACAGGGATCAGTTAACGGGGCTAGAAGAGTCGGACCTCTAAAGCCAGGTGCGGTAGGGCATCCACGTAGCGTGGAAGGTTATACCATTATCGGGTTAGACCCAGCTATTGCTGGTAAAACTGCATTAGTAGCTTTAACATATAATAGGGCGGACGGCAGGATTTACGTTCTTGACTGCTTAAATATGTCAGAAGGTAATTACCAAAAGATTAGCGCAGCTATCGAGGCTTACGTTGAAAAGTATAAGCCACAAGAAATTCGTATTGAAATCAACGCTTTCCAGAAAGCATTCGAACTAGATGACAATCTACGCCAATGGCTTGCTGGTCGTGGCGTACGACTTAACTCTCACTTTACAGGCAAGAATAAATGGGATACATCATTCGGTGTAGCATCTATGTCATCCCTATTCGGGACTATGCGAGATGGTAAACACCAAGATAACAACCTGATAGAACTAACCTCTAGTGAAGGTTCTGAAGGTATGAAAGCTTTAGTACAACAACTCATCACTTGGAAGCCAGATACTAAATCTGCTACCGACTGTGTGATGGCTTTATGGTTTGCAGTCATTCGTGCCCGTGAACTAATTCAAAAGAATACCAACGTAACTCCATATATGACTAATCGCTGGGCTACTAAGTCTCAGATGGAGAAACGTTACGCAATTAATCTTGACGATGCTTTTGCTGAGCAATGGTCAGATAACTACGGATAGGAATCCTAATGGCAAACAATGTTCAAACTCAATCAGGTAGTGGCGTTCTAGGTGGAGCTCATATGGGTGGACACTCTGATGTGGCTAAACCTAAGCCTAACCCAACACCAACTTCAGTAAACCAACTTAAGGATACTGTTAGCACAATGATGAACAAGCCTGCCAATGTAGTTGCTGGTTCAAAGCAAGACCCAAATACTTATAGTGGTTCTTATGGTGGTTCTAACTGGACTATCTCACGCGGCAAAACAACCCGCTCTAAGTAATTTAACTTTTAGATAGGACAACTAAGTGCTAACAATTCAACAAGTTGTAGGTAGAGTTAATGCTCTACGCTACCGCTCTGCGAGCCGTGACCAACGTAATGGTGACGTCCAGATGGTACGTCAGGGCAAGATCTCTCAGGTCTACCCTAACTTCTTCCCAGACGGTATTGACCAAAACGTTGTAGCTAACTTTATTGATATTGTTGCTAGAGATCTTTCAGAAGTTATTGCCCCACTACCAACTATTAACTGCTCGGCTGTTAATCAAACTTCAGACCGTGCACGGCAGTTTGCTGACAAACGTACTCGTATTGCAGCCAACTATTTCCGTCATTCAAATTTAGAAGAACACATGTTCTCAGGTGCAGATATGTACCTAACTTATGGATTTCTTCCGTTCATTATTGAACTGGATGAAGAAGCGAAGCTACCACGCATCCGATTAGAAAACCCGATTGGAGCTTATCCAGAATTCGATCGCTACGGACGATGCATAGCTTTTGCAAAACGCTACTCAATCACACTAGGTGAACTTGTTGCTCAATATCCTGAGCACGAATCAATCATCCTAGGTAAGCCAGGCTACAAGCAAGACATGAATGGCATGATTGAAATGGTTCGTTATTACGATAAAGACCAAAGCGTGTTATACCTACCATCACGTAGTAACTATCTATTGTCTAGTGCGAGAAATCCACTAGGCAAGATGAATGTTATTATTGCTAGACGTCCAAGCGTTGATGGTGAACTACGTGGACAGTTCGACGACGTGCTAGGCATTCAATTGCTACGTAACCGATTTGCTCTGCTTGCTATGGAAGCAGCTGAAAAGTCCGTTCAATCACCAATCGTTCTGCCTAATGACGTACAAGAACTACAACTCGGTGGAGATGCGGTTATCCGTACTTCACAACCGCAAGGTGTAAGACGTGTTGAGCTCACAATCCCACAAGGTGCATTCACTGAATCACAACTTCTAAATGAAGAACTACGTGTAGGTGCTCGTTATCCTGAATCCCGTACTGGAAATGTTAAAGCTTCCATTGTTACAGGTGAAGGTGTTCAAGCACTCCTAGGTGCATTCGATACTCAAGTTAAATCAGCACAGGCTATCTTCACAACTGCATTGCGTGATGTTATTTCCCTTTGCTTCGAGACAGATGAAAAGATATTTAATGAAGAGAAAACCATTAGAGGAGTTGACGCTGGTAGTCCTTATGCCATCACTTATCTACCATCGAAGGATATTAAGAATGATTACTCGGCAGACGTTAGATATGGGATGCTGGCTGGTCTTAACCCTGCCCAGGGATTAATCTTTATGCTACAAGCTTTGGGCGGAAAGCTTATCTCTAAAGACATGGCAATGAGAGAATTGCCTTTTAATGTCAACGTTACATTAGAACAAGAAAGAATTGAAACTGAAGACTTACGCTCATCATTAATGGGTGCACTTCAGGCTTACTCACAAGCTATCCCACAGATGGCTGCACAAGGACAAGATCCTTCAGAAATTATTCAAAAGATAGCTGATGTTATTAAAGAACGTCAGCGTGGCAAAGTACTTGAGGATGTTATTGCGGACGTATTTAAACCTCAAGCCCCAGAGAATCCTGCTGCTGGTGGTGCATCTGCGGTTGAGCAGCCGTCCGTCCCTTCTGCTCCCGGCTCACCAGTAGCAGGCTCACCTTTAGGTGAAGCAGAACCACGTCCTGAAATGGGTGTAGGTATTAATACTGAACGTCCGGAATTACAAAGTTTACTTAGTAGCTTAAATGCTACAGGCAAAGTAGGAAGCAGCGTAAGAACAATCAATAGACGCGTTGTAGGGTAATAACTAGGAGGACGGATGACAACTATAGCAGCAATCCAAGGTGATGGCTGGGTAGTTATGGGCGCAGATACCCAAGCTACTTACAATGATTATCGTATTGTTCAATTAGCTGACAATAAAGTTATTGAAAATAATGGCATTTTAATCGCTGGTTGCGGTTTAGGTCGTGGCATGAACTTACTACAACGTGGATGGAAAGCTCCAAAGCCTCGTACGAAATTGACTCCAGATCAATTAGATGTCTGGATGGTTAGGACTTTTATTCCTGGTATGCGTCAATTATTTATTGATGGCGGATATGACATGAAGGATGATGGAGATTATGCTAAATATGAAAACGTATTTATCGTATCAGTCCAAGGAACTCTTTATATAATTGATGAAGATTATTCTTATGATAGAGATATCCGAAAGTATATAACTTCAGGCTCTGGCGGAGATTTTGCTCAAGGAGCTTTGTATTATGCAGGCTCAAAAATCTTTACTAACTTTGAATTTGCAAAAGAAGCAATGACAAAAGCTATTGATGCTGCTAAAGAGTTTGATGTTAACTCAGGCGGCGAAACAAGAATTTACATACAAAAAGACTAGGAGACGAAATGCCAAGCGGAGGATACAGACAACCATCTAATCCTGCACCAGTCTCAGGTCCTGGAGCATTATCTCAAAGAACTGATGGCGGTCCAATTGATGGCGTAACGCCAAGCACTCAAGCACCTAAGTACATGCCAGGACTTGGCTATGGACAAGGTGGAGCAAACATGGCTAATCAAAAAGCAGCTCCTTTAGCAGGCAATCCAACACCTGCTGCACCAGTACCTGCTGCAGTACCCCTTAATGCGCCTACACAGCGTCCTAATGAGCCTATTACATCAGGGGTGGACTTCGGTCCTGGTCCAGGTTCTGAAGCCCTACAAGTGCCTAATCTAGCCATTTCTCCTTCACACACTATTCGCACTATGGCACAAAACGACCCAACAGGAGATTCTGAATTATTATACAGAGCGTTGCTTAGTCGAGGTTTGTAGTGGAAATTCCAGCACCTTTCCCAGTTACTAATGCTAGCTCAGGTTCAGTCACGCAACCTTTCCCGTCTAATAAACCACAAGTTAGTTTTCAGAATCCAGCAGTAAATACAACTCAAGCACCTGCTATTGATAAGAGCGTTATGGATTTATCTCCATCGCTATATGCAGCAGCTATGACTTCTGGGTTTAATCCTGCTCAAGCTAACATGCTTAATCAAATTGCAGGTACTGTTCAAACCTATAAAGGTTTAAATGCTTTGCCATTGCAGCAAGCTAAGACAAATTATAAAGCTCTTAGTGATGAATCTAAGTCAATGATTGAAGCCATGTATGGTCGTCCTGAATGGACTAATACAGATAACTTTGTAACTCAATTATTTAAAGGTACAATTAAACACGTTGCTGAAGCAGCAGCTAGTCCAATTCTTGCTATGTATAAATTGGTAGGCGGCGAAGGTAAAGCAATCAATGCTCCTTATATGTACAGTAGAGAACTTAGTCAAGGTGAATCTGCTTTTAATTTAAAAACTTATCAAGGTGCTTGGAATGGAAATGCTGTATTTGATAAGGGTAACCTAAGTGCTCTTACACAAAAGTATGGAGATGCTAACTCTTTTGTAGCACAACAAGTGCTCATGGGTAAAACGCCTGGACAAATCATAGATGATTACGGCAAGGTAACTCCTGAACTATATACCGCTTTAGCTAATATGCTAGGCAATACTAAAGATTTTAGTTCTATGCTAGATGAGTTTAGAGGTGCTCAGGTAAGCCCTGGTCGTGATATTGGACGAATCATGATGAACGTACCAATGACAGATAGCCATACCTACACTACTGCCAAGTGGAAAAACACCACAGGTACAATTGATGCTTTCTATGAAATACTTCATGACCCACTAACTTGGTTAAGTGGAGGATTAAGTAAAGGCGCAGAAGCTAGCTCTAAAGGTGCTCAGCTAGCTGAAAAACTTTTAACAGATCCAGAGACACGCGCTGGCAATGTAGAAAAAATGTTTGCTCAAGGAAGCACACTAAGCAATAACTGGGATAATATTTACGGTCCTTTAATCAAGCGAGTGGCAGATGCAGATGCTGCTAAAAATCCACAAGCTAAAGCTTCTGTAATGAAAGACATTGAACAACAAGCTCCTGGAATTAATAATCGTGGGCTATTGAATATACTTACTCAGGCTAAAGTATTTGATGCTAATGGTGCTAAAGCATTTGCTAAGACAATGCAAGGTGCTCAAGAACTACATATGGGATTAGTGGACGGACCTACTTTTCTTCGTATGGGTATCCCTGGTGCTCGTCGTCAACGTCAAGTTCTTTCAGCTGGTAATAAAATCCTTGGTGATTTATTTAATGGAGATGCTACCCCTGAGCTAGTAGACAACATAGGTAAGCTAGGGTCAGGTCATTTACAAGCTATTGGTCGTCACATTGATGACCTTACAGGTAAGCCAGGTATTGCTAGCACACCTTTGCTAGATGAACTACAGAATCAAGTTAAGACTGTTGGTAATCGTGTTACTCGTATGCTTCAAACACATCCAGGTCACGACGTTATCAATGTTATGGATCATAACGTAGATGAAACATTACCTGTAGTTAGAAGATATTTAAGACTTATCTACCCACGCTGGGCTGCTGAGCCTATGGCTGAAGCTTTTAAGTATAGTAATCCAGCAGACCGTGTTAATTATGTACGTGGTTTGTATACACAAATCATGCAAGCTATGCAAGTACCTGAAGATAAAATTCAGGCAGTACTAGAAAGCAAGTTTGCTGACACAACTACATTTATTAATGGTAAAGATTTAATAGTACCTGAAGAATATGTATCACAAATCAAATCTCCTGACATCTTAACGCACCAGGAAGATACTGATAAGGGTGCTCTATTCAGAACTACTACTAATGGTCCTATCCATTCATTCCAAAGTAGACCAAACATTGGAGGACTAGACTGGACAGGTCCAGAATTAGCTCCTTATGGATTTAATTTTGCTAAATCAAAGCCAGTGCACATCCTACAAGATGTAGCAGGGTATGGTATTCGTTCTAAATTTGCTAGAGCTATAACAAACCTTTGGGCTTCTGGGTCTATTTTCCCACGCATGGGTGTACGTGGTTCTATTGAACAAGGAATCTTCCATTATTTAACTGCTCCTTGGGATAACATTACAAGATGGTCTATGGGCCGTAAAGCAAATATGGCAACTATTGCTTTTACTGGTAATGAAAAACAAATCCCTTTTGGTTCTAGGGTATTAAGAGATGCTTTTGGTATCAATCCAGCTAAGTGGATAGAAGAAAAAAGCACATATGACCAAGCAAATCAAAAGATTATGCAAGGCCATTTTGATAAAGGCTTCATTAACGGTAAAGAAGCATGGGAAGCAGCAGCACCCAATGACGTTATCAAAGCATTGTCAGACAAAATTGACAAACTTTCTGGCAAAGATCCAGAAGTTGCTGCAGTTTTTAAGAAATTTATGAAGTACCCTACAGCATCTAAGTCTGCTGAAGTTAACTCGGTACTATCAAGGTCAGCAATGTACCAAGGTGTTGCAGGTAGTGAGCTAGACCAACCTTTACTTTCTAGTAAGGGCATCGAAAAGATGCTTAAAGAACTAAAGTATGAAGCAACTGGTGACCTTAAGTTAATAAGTCCTAAAGAAGTAGCTAAAGTATTTGGAGACCAAGCTTTATCTGCTGCACATTTCCGTGCTTGGGAACCTATGTTCAAGCAATGGAACAAACTAGATGGCTTTCACTTTGGTGAGAACTTCATAAGGAATAATGCTCTGCGTACTGGCAAAGATTTTGCTAATGCTAGAGATACTATCCTAAAGTATTTTGGTGTTAACCCAGAAACAGGTAAGATATTTAATCAAACCCAGTTTGATAAGTTTGCTAACCAGTCAATGCAAGTTGCTCGTGACGTAATGGATAAAGGCTGGACTCCAGTACAGTCTGTTATTAACAGAATAGAGCATGGCTTACTTGATATGCGTCAAACATTCCATGGCAATCCTTTAGATTTCAATGATAGACTATTCGGTGCTATCAAAGATGCAGCAGATGAGGCAATAGCAGAAGGTGCTAAGCCTGGTGTTGCTATCCGTAAGGCTATAGATAAAATCCAATATGACAACTTTGAAGAGTTGACTAGAGGATTCCGACCAGTACAAGATTTTAAATCTGATTTATCATTTGCTAATAAGCAAGAGTGGAATACAGATAACATAATCAATGCCATGAAGAACTTTGGCAATGGTTCAATACAGCATAATGCACTAGGTTTAATGGATGGCCAGATTAACTGGCTGTTTAATCAGCCTGCTTTCAGAGTGGCTGCAGTTAATCTTAACATGAAGTACGCCCCTCTTGAAAGAGAGATGGTTGCTAGACTCATTAGCAATGGAACTTCAAGAGAAGTTGCTATTCGTTTAGCTGAAGAACACTTCATCAATCTAGCTGAAAGTAATGCTGCTGCTACCGTTATTAAGTTTGTAGATAACGCTGCAAGACAGTCTAATCTGTCCTTTGCAGTGCGTACTACTGGGCGTTTCTACCGTGCACAAGAGCAGTATATGCGCCGTATTTGGCGTCTTAAAGACTACAGTATAAGGTCTTTATCACGCATGAGATTGCTGCATTTGGGCATACAGAACCTAGGATTTATCCATCAAGATAACCAAGGTCAGCCATACTTTACTATGCCTGGAGATAACATCTTGTTCCATGCTGTTAATGGAGCATTGTCTTTTGCTAGTGGTAATAGAGATGCTGTATCGCAACCTTTGTTCACAGATTTTAATATGAAGTTAATTCAATCAAGCCCTTCATTGGGGCTAGATGCAGGTCGTCCAAGCTTCAGTGGACCACTTATGTCTATCCCAATTCTAGGTCTTAAGAAGATGTTTAGCATGTTGCCATGGGCAAAAAGCAAAGAAGCATCTACTAGAATTGATAGCTTCTTGCTAGGACCTAACAGCGGTAACCTATCTGCAAGCAAGCTATTGCCTACCTTTGCACAACGTGCAATAGAATTGCTACCTAAGAATGAGCAAGATCAACAGCTAGCTTCTGCAGCTATGATGGCTATATCTTACAATGCTATGCATGGTTATGGTTTAACTCCTGAACAAATACGTGGTATGAGTTCTGCAGATTATGCAACAAAAGCATCTAAGTATTTAAATGATATACATGTTACTGCTAACAATGTCATTGGATTAAGAGCTTTAGTGGGAATGATTTCCCCTATATCTCCTACTATGGTGGAAGATAAAGACGTAAGTTCTTATATGAAAGACCTAGGATTTAGCAGCCTTAACTCAGAGTTTGCTGATTTATTACAAGGTGTTATGCGTAACGATAAAGGTCTAGTTGACCCTTATGAAATTGCTTTAGGTATATTCACTGACCAACATCCTGGTCGTTCTATATTTGCTATAGGCAAGAATGATAAGAATGCACAGCTATTGCAGACTTATACTCAGACTGCACAGGACTGGATAATGACCCACTCTAAGTGGACTAATAATTCAGACCCTAATATATCACAAGCATCTATGATATTTGTTCCTAACGTAAACAAGTTTGACCCTAGTGCTTATGTAGCAATGGAAGCTTATGGGTTACTTAAACAAAAGAACTTATCAGATTACCTACAACAAGTATTAACTGCTCAAGATGTAGCAGCATATCACAATGCTAAGTATAGAGCAGATATCTTATTGCAAGATCCAACTGCTAATCGTGCTCAGGTTATTGCCAATATGCAAGGGGAGCAAGATGCTATTAAATCTAGCCCTGTAGTAGCGGCACAATTAGAAGATTCCGTTGGTGCAACAGCTAAGGCACAAGGCATGATGGCTGGACTAGGTGCTCTTCTTCAGGACAAAACATTCCCTATAGCTAGCGGTGACCGTGCCAAAATGCTTACTACATGGAACTTAGTTAATCAAGCAGTAACATCTTTATCTGCTGATACAACCAAGAATGGGTATATCAGTGACCCTCTTGATAAAGAAACTAGAAAGCAACAAGTTCTTAATGCAGTAGCAGCAATAGGTGGAGCAGATAAAGAAGGCGATGCGCCTACTGATCCACAGATAGCAGAAGCTTTAAGAGCTATTTATGTACCACTATTAGACAGCGTATCACGTACAACTTTGAAGGCGGGGTTAACTAAGTAATGGCAGACGTCAATTCTTTACCTAATATCCCAGGAACAAATACCACTGGTAATACATCTAGCACCCCTGCTTCATCTAATCTTCCTGGTGATAAGACTCCTACAGGTACTGGTGCTAAGCCACAGATAGGTGTTGCTGGTTCAGGTAATACTATACAGATA